TTTCCCGTTTCTGCAAACATAATAAAAAAAAATAAAAAAAATCCGAAGCTCAATGAGCCCCGGATTAATCATACATTTCCATTGTAAGTAATGTATCATCGTTTTGAGATGTGTAACATTGCTATTGCGTTCCAAGCAACTTGAGCAAGGTGTCTACATCCAGTTTCTTCGTCGAATTCGTTCCCTTTTTCGTATTCTAGTATGTGTCTAAAGAGTGCTGCTTTGTATCGTTCATAACCATTTTCTAGGTTTTGCCAACTATTTGGAGCATATTTTTTAGCTCCTTCTGTGTATACTTTTACTATATCTTCAATATCCTCAAGTGGGAGTAATTCCCACCTGAGTTTATCGTCTTTACGATCGTTTTTTATGCTCTTATTAGTAGCTATATGGTTTTCCATCTTGCCAAGACTTTATTTCATCATCGTGCTTGTTTACACAATGATCGTGTATACGTTGTTTTACTGTATTTGTCAGAGTAGTCCATACAGAAGTACAATTAGGGTATTTGCATGGTTCATTTGTTATCTTACTACCTATTCTTTCTTTTTCAATTACTGGTAGATCTATCCACCAATCATCTAATGTGTATTCCATATTATTTACTTTTTCTGTATGTTTCTATGCAAAATACCGTTACTATTATTAGTATCGTCAGTAGTCCAAGATTTGAGAAATCCATGTTGTTTAAAGTCTTTATATAATGGTTCAAATATACGTTTTACTTCAGGGTGTGGTTTTCCAGTAGTACCAAATGCTCTTAGGTTGAATATGTGGGCCCAATCGTCTTCAAATCCTGTTATAAATACGTCTGCTTTAACGCACTGTGGGAGGATTTCTGCAGCTTGTTGAGCTTGCCAACCTTCATCTATTAAGTGTAGATAGTCTACTTCTATTTCTGTTAGAGCATTTATCATAGTTCTAGACATTTCCCAACAAGGTTTAATAAATGTTAATTCACTGTTAAATTTACCTTTATTATAATTGCAAAATCTAGTAGATTCTATGGCAAATGACATTGTTCTATGCCTAGTTATGTCCTTATAAACGTGGAGAGAAGTAGTCATTTTTACTGATCTGCGCATTGGCCATCTGTCATCAGGTATTCTACCGTGGTACTTAATTATGTCTTCCCAATGTTCAGGGTCTATCTCTACTAAAACCCTCAAATTAGTAGTATAGAATGACTCGTGGGTGTCATAATTAGTGTTGTGTTTGGTGTAATTATTAAACAATAAGTTTAATTCGATGTCGTATGGATCGGTTTCGGGCATTATATTACCCTTATCGTTGTGTTTAAAGTATAGATAAACAGAGCCGTGTTCAAGCATTGCGGTGTGTTTACTTTCAATCATCCTTTTAACAAAGCTCTCAGCGCTATCAGCTGTGATTTTATCTTCTGATTTGTAGCACGTACGTCCTGCCAATTCAATTTGGCGGTATATATCCTGCAAGGTGTTGCCTTGTTCTACTATTTCATAACTTGGATCTATTAACTTCATGATTTACTTATTGAGAGATTGTTCGTATTCAAATTTAAGTTGCTCTACTGATTTTAATGGAAAAATGCTTTCTCCTTCTGGTACTAAAAGATAGTCGATTAGTGTTTTTACTATCGATTTGACAATATGATTAAATCTCTTCAAATTCAGCATATTCATCCATTACTAACTTTTTTGGCTCATTGTGTTCAACAGGTTCTTCAGTTCCGTCCACGTCAATCTCATGTATATTTTCCAAATCGGCGTCTGAATCAAGTACAGATGCTACTTCTCTGAGTTTTTCAGTAACTTCTTCCTCTGTCGTTTTAGTCTTTCGTGCCTCTTTAAGCTTTTCTATAAGCTCCGATTCGTGCGGATTTCCATACTGTTGATATAGTCTAAAAAGTATCATATTTGCCTTGTTTAAGGCCGTTGGGTTCTTTACTTTCCCATCATCATCCTTATCGTTGGCCAATGTGTCTACTAACTCTTCAACCTCTTCGATTGTGTAATCTCTAGTACGACCGTTTTCATCTTTTTTGTTTATTATATTGCCGTCCTGATCATACCAATTGGCGTATTTTGCGTAGTTTTTCATATACTCAATCCTTGTTTATGTAATTCGTTTGTAGCTGTAGCTAGCCATTCTACAACTGTTTCGTTTTCAGATATTTCAGTAAAGTATAACTGATCTAATATGAAATGGAATAACTCATGCCGAAGTGTCAACTCCATTGCTTCTTCCGATATTGGGTTTCCATCTGGATCTGTAGTAGATATTTGTATTGTTATATTATCTGCTTTATTTATTACTTTTCCGAATATCCAATCTCCATCTTCGTTAAGCGTTGCTTTAACGTATTGTACATTTAGTTTGGTTCCAAGTAATTTGTATTTTTTATTCTTCGTCATAGCACTAAAGTTTAGACATTTTCTTTTGTTGAGTTGCTATCAAGTCGAATGCTTTCTGGTATTCCTTTGATAATGCTAACTCTTTCAATATATCTGATTCTCGCATCTTCATTGTTTTTATATTCGTAGTGTGCTACGTATTTTGAGCATGGTTGTTCTTCTGATTCTCCATTATCGTTGATCGTTGTATGTATGTATGTTTGACTATTTTTCCACCTCTCGTAACGTTTAAACGCATATTTACGTTCAGCCTTATTGCTATACTGATGTATGCATCTTAACATTTCTTCTGCTCCAACACATCCAATCGCTTTGAGATTACATAAATCTTCAATAAAACTATTTAATATTTCGTTGTCTAAATTGTTTTTTAAAGTAATATACTCCATGTATGCTTGTTGAAAGTATGGGTTGTTTTCATCATAAAAAGGTTGTAGTCCTACTATAAATGCAGAATTAGTAGGCAATCCATGAAGAAAATAATACTTGCAATTATCAGTTACTGGTATACTTATCTACTTAAGACTAAGAAAATCGGCATAGTATAATATTATATTTAGCTCTATATTATTTAGCATATATACTTATATTAGGGGGTTATAGGGGGATTATTCAGCTCAATAACGTATAGAAATAGCGTTTAGTTGCATTTAAAAAATTTATTTTTATTTTGCAACCGAAATCATATAAAACGACGTTATGGGGTCGTAAAACTTAAAACAAAACATATATGAGTAAATTGTTACAGGTTATTGAACCATTCTTTATTCTTGAAGTTGGTGATAATTTAGAGCTTTCTAAAGATGGTAAAAGTTATACATATGAAAAGAGCGAAGAGTTTAGAAAGGCAACCGTAGATAACGGCAACGTTTCGTCTTACTTTAATAGCACCTTTTCAATTTCAATTGACCACGCCAAAGAGCTGATTGAAGAAGGTTATCTTGCTGAAGTTACTGAGGAGAAGACAAGTCAGTTTGTTAATATTTTTCAGGAAATAGACACACTCATTGAAAAGTATACAAACGATCTCTCAGAGGTAGAGAAGAGTTTGGATATTCCTTGTGTAAAACTTGAGAAGACTACTGTACTTCAGAATATGATTAAATTGTTAAACCATTTGAAAAGTTTGAAGAAGTAATGGAGAATGAGGTTATTGACCAGTCAGTGCTTGCTGAGGATATTGCTGCTAAGATTCCATATGAGTTTACAGAGCAGTTCCTTGTAAAGCCCTTGGATCCGGTTAAAGTTAAGAAAGAATTTAGTAAACCAGTTGAAAAGACTCAGGCACAGAAAGATGCAAATAACATCGAAGCTGTGGATTACGATGAGGTTACAACTGAGGTCAAGGAGGTAGATTCCGATTATCGTAAAGGTATTGTATTGAAGGTTCCTTACACGTTTGAGCAACAGCTTAAAGACGAAAAGACTTACATTACAAACATTAAAGTCGGTGATGTAATTGTATTTAGGGATCGAGCAGGAGTTTTCTTTGATCTACTTAAAGATAGTAAATTGGTTAGATATTTTGATATTGTTGCAATTGCACAGTGATAGATATAGAACAGATAATAAAAGAAGTTTCAAAAAGAACTAGGATAGATATTGATACAGTTGATGCAGTTTGCAAACATCCATTTCGGTATACTGTTGAAGTGATGAAAGATGCAGATGATTATCATGAAATACTATTCAATAAGTTATTCAAGTTGAAATTGAAAAATCGATTTAAAGATAACAAAACTAAAAAATACAGTCCAAATGATTAAATATTTTGCAAAGCCTAATATGAGCGCAATGGTCTCATTTAATACTGAGACCGAGGAGGTAAATGCAGTTGATTACTTGAACACACACATTGATTGGGTTTATCAGGTTCCTGAGGATGGCATACTGCAGGTTGAGGATGGTGAGAAGAATGTTAAGAAGGGTGATTTCGTAATTAAGTTCTATAACCGTCGTGAGTATAAAATGACTCCAGTAGTTGTAGTTAAGAGTGCCGAGTGGAAGAATAACATCAAGAATGAGAAGGCATATGAGGAAGAGCGACGTCTTGAGTGGGAGGCTAAAAAGAACGAGCCTTGTTGCGGAGATTGTTGCGAGTGTGAAAAATATTAATAATTATACGATTATGAAGAAAAATACTATTAAGAAGGTCACTAAGACAGTTAAGAAGAAGAAGTTCGTTCCTAAGTTCATTGTTGATTTTACTTTGTGTGATACTATCACAGATGTATATTATGCAATGGGTGTAGCCAAGATGTTTGTTGATATTGAGCTTACCGAGACTGAGATAAATGCAATTCTTGATACTTGTAAGACTGATGCTTTGTATATTACAAGTGAGTTGGTTGACTCAGAGATTCTCATTAAGAACAGCAAGGGTTTCTTTGTAGAGCCTAAGATTCGTGAGACAGTTGTTCTTAAGGCTGATGAAGAGGTTAAGATTGTAAAGAAGAAGCCTAACATCTTTAAGCGATTCTGGAATTGGATTACTCGTAAGAAGTAATAAACGGTTCGAGGGTACCGTAAACCCTCATATTGCTCTATGGTGTAGTGGTAGCACAGGAGGCTCTTAAATTTTCGATGACTAATTGAATTATAAATATGACAAACAAAATATACGAACTCACAGACGAACAGTTTGTAAGTTTGGTTAAAACAAGCACAAATATATCTGAGATGTTATTTAAATTGAATTATTCAATAACGGGTAATTCGTGGGCATTTTCTTTAATACGTAGGAGAATGGATGAATTAAATTTATCACCTGTCGACTTTAAAGGAAAAAATGCATTGAAAATCGGTTCAGAAAAAACAATAGATGAGTCTAAATTATTTAGTTCTAACAGTAAACATACCAGAACTGTACTTAGACGATATATAATGAAAAACAAATTAATTCCATACAAATGTGCAATATGTGGTGCTATTGAGTGGCAAGGTAAAACATTAAGTTTAGAACTGGATCACATAAATGGAATTAACAATGACAATCGTTTAGAAAACTTAAGATTTTTGTGCCCTAATTGTCATAGCCAGACAACTACTTACGGTAGTAAGAATCAACAAAGAAATGAATCTAGATACGAAATAACAGAAGATCTTAGACAACTTGTTGAATCGAAATACGAAGAGTGTAAGAATGTTAAAAAAGTATCTGCTATTCTTGGTATAAGAAGATGTGTAGTTACACAAATCGTAAACGAGTCTGGTCAAAAACATTCAAACCAAAAATATGTAATTAGATATGATAGCGATTATAACGAGATTAAAAGATACGGAAGCCTTGTTGAATGCGCTAAAGATTTAATTGAAAACAATGAAGTATTTACAAAACGAGTTAAAACTTGTACTCGTACTGTAATGAGGAATAAAGATAATTTTTGGTTAAATAGTTATTGGAAAGTGTTGGATGGTTGTGGGATAATAAATAATCCACAATTAGAATCTTCTCTAATTGACTCAGAAAACAATGTTGATGAGGCGCAAGCGAAAGCGGCGTGACAGACTGAACGAGAAGACTGATCTTAGGATTGGATGCAACAGTCGGCTAGCTAAACCCTCCAGGTCCGGGTTCGATTCGATGGTAGGGCGACTAATAACAACTTAAATTAAATGATTATGAATGCACCAGTAAATCCAATTAAGAAAAGTACTAATAGTAATGATATACCATCATTCTTATGTACTATTGAAGGATGGAAAACAAAAATCAAGAATCTTCACTGGGCAGCACCTGATATGAACACGCATAAGCTGCTTGACGAGATTGCAGATTTTGTTGGTGATTTTCAGGATGCTTTAGCCGAAGATTACATGGGGCTTACTTCTAAGTTTGGTCCTAGTTTCTTAAAAGGCACTCCTTGCAGTTGTTCTAATACTAAGTCGCTGCTAAAGGATATGTCAGATAAAACTAAAGCTTTCTATGAAAGTATTCCAGAAGATACTGCATATAGTGGTATTACTTCTGAAACAGATACATTTATCCACAACATCAACAAGTATACATACTTGATTGGACTCTGTTAATTGAAATAATATGGAATTAAAGATTAAAAGACTTTCTGAGGATGCAGTCCTCCCAATTCGCGCCAATAAGAATGACGCAGGCATTGACCTTACTGCCACTCGTATTACACAAGAAATTAACGAGTGTGGCCAGTTAATACTGGTTTATCATACAGATCTTGCGGTAGAGATACCCGAAGGACATGTAGGTCTTTTGTTCCCTAGATCAAGTGTTTCAAAGAAATCACTTTCTATGTGTAACAGCGTAGGTGTAATTGATGCTGGTTATCGTGGTGAAATCATGGCTAAGATGCGTTCTACTACAGACGTAGTTCCTGCTATTTATAAGCCAGGTGAGAGATTTGCACAACTTGTAATCATGCCAATTGCTACACTTACTATCACAGAGACTGCTGAGTTGTCAGAGTCTGAACGTGGAGAAGGTGGATTTGGATCATCTGATGAGATATTGAGCGCAGCTCCAAGTGAGCAAGCGGCGGACACTACAGAGGTGTCTGAGGAAGCAGCATAACGCGTAACGCTGCTTTTATGTGGAGAGGGGACTATCGAAAAGATAGTTCCCTTATCCTATTTATACATATTAATAATTACAATATGTTTGATATAAAAGGAGATAAAATAATTTTAAATACTGAAGATTTAGCAATACCTCCTTTTGCTGACCATTTTAATTCTTCTAAAGATAAACAACAAGCTCTTAAAGAGATAGAATATATAATATGGTTATATAAATGGAATACTCCATACTAGGCGTATCCTGAGAAAGAAAGAGCTCAGCGGGTAGCTAAAGATGTTTTTAAAAACGAAGACTATTTGCCATCAGAAGAAGTTTAGCAATTAGCTAAACGTTTTATACAATTTCAAGAGACTCCAGGTACTAGATTATTGAGTGCGTCACAAACTGCTGCTGAAGGTTTGATTGAGGCTCTGAATGTATATTCAAACGGGAGTATAGATATAGACACAGCTATAAAGATAACTCGCATATTAAAAGATGTAGGAAATATAGTTAAATCATTAGATATTGCGATGAAACAAGCTAAAGTCGAACAGATTGAAACCGGCAAAGTAAAAGGTGGTGGCCAAATAGGTCTTTATGAATTAGCTGTTTAATTGTTAACATGCATGTATAATGTGGCCATATTAGCCACGATAATATTTAAAACCGTAAACACACATCTGTTATACAACACACGTTAGATAAATATTAATTCGTGGTGTTTACTTAAAATAGAAATATATGGCAATACAAAAATTACAACTTACAGTCGCATCTAAATCCAAAGCAAAAGCGTCGGATTTCAATAGTGCGACTAATAAGATTGATGAAATTATTGATAATATTGGTAATCCTGCTTATTATGGAGTTTGTAACGATGCTGCAAATGAACAATATAAATCAATAACTATCGATGCGTTTGCATCTAAAAATAACAAACCTTTACATGGGTGTATGCTAGTAGTATGTGTTACATATGGCAATACTGCTTCAAATATGCACATTTCCATAAACGGTACTTATTCAAAACCGGTATACTACGGTAATGCTCCAGTAGAAGACGATGTGATAGTGGAAGATTCTACACTAACATTTGTATATAACGCTAACGTTGAACGTTGGTATATTACTGCTGGTTTATCTGCACCACTTCCAGCATTATACGTAAAAGAATACAATTTAAAAAATCTCATAAAGGGAAAATATACCGCTCAAAATATATTAAGTGGCATTTTTTCTAAATTAATAGGCGATGTAACCAATCCTACATATGAAGGAAATTAGATATTAATGTTGTGGGCTAAAACATATATTCCTGTGTGTTTAATGGAAGATGAAGACCCGTATTCATTTGAATTTATATACGGAGCTAAACATTACGCATTTAGGATATATAAAACACCTAGTGATGTATACACGTTAGAAATTAACGATAGTGGTAGCAATATCGTCACTCAATGGGAAGAATAATTAATCACATTACTAATACAAAATAAATTATGTTAGTTGAAGTTAAATTTAATCGAAAGTATACAAAAGAACAGATAAACTCTACTGCGCAAGCTGCAAATTTTGTAGGAGGAACCTTTTATGTGCCATCCGATGTAAGCGCTAGTGGTTACAACCAACTGTATTATTGTAAAACTACTGGAACTAATCCAATACTTATTTCAGAAAGAAATGAAGTAAAATCTATAAAACTTGGCGATTCTGTCGATGAGCATAAAGGTACGGTTACAATTACACCATCGTCAATCGGAGCATACACAAAGAGTGAGGTAGATGTAAAAATTGATGAAAAAATCGGAAGTGTATATAAATATAAAGGAAGCGTTGCAACTCGTTCTGCTCTTACGGATAAAACCGGAACATCTTCTAATGGTGATGTTTGGAATGTAGAGAGCGATGGTATGAACTATGCTTTTATTGCAAACGAAACAGGAAAAAAGTATTCGAATTGCACATTAAGCGCATCGTCAAAGATTAACGGTAAACAATGTATGGGTTCAAGTGGTCAGTATTTCTACGAGAATGATGTTGTAGAGGTGTATGATGCAGACTACAAGAAAGAGAACAATAGTGTTCTTTCTATTGAAACGTTGACTGTTACGTATATCGATTCAAAGAGTGCGCTTGGAATGGTTGCCAAGATTGGAACAACGACATACTATCTCAAGAGCGAACTTGCAGAGGGAACTGACCTCGTGATGACAACCAATGTTGCAGATGCATACACATTGACTACACACACAGAGAGTGGTATATGGGATGCTCTTGGTAGTATGTTCGACCTTAGCGGACTGGCAACGAAGGAAGAGCTTGAGACGGCACTGAACAATATCATTGATGGTGTGAACGATCTGGAGGCACAGTTGTTGGTGGATGAGAATACATGGTCGAACGCACTGGCTACACTGACAGGACGTGTGGATGTATTGGCCAACGGACTTGGTACTGCGGCTGCATGTGATAAGGCTACATCGGTAACAAGTGGAGGTACTGGTCTGCCAACGGCTGGTGCGGTGTACAACTTTGTGAATGAGGCTTCGGAGATATCAAAGGACTTGTTCCTCTTCGGCAAGGGTCATGACATCTTCCAAGAGTTTATCGAAGGCGAGGGCCATAGTTCTTACTACAACAGCACAACAAAGTATTACAATATACCTGTTGGAACTGGTGTAGTAACCGATGAGCAGATAAGCAAAATGCTTATTTCTGCTACTGATGCAAATACGTTGATTGAAGAGAAGGTTTCAGGATATGGACGTAAGTCTATGATTGTATTCGACGGTGATACGTTGAATGCCTCGTATTCTACATCTTCGGATACGTTTACAATTACAATTTCGAATTGGACGTTCGACCTGCAGTTCAATGCATCATATAATGGTTGGCAACAGATTTCGTATAGAAATACTGGAACTTATGTTATTGCGAATAGACTGAATGACGCACGTACCATTAACGGATTGAAGTTTGATGGCTCTGCTAACGTGAACAATTTCTTTGTGTGCGAGACACCTGGTGATTCGGATTGCAAGTCTATCTCTGCACCGAATATTACCAAGGAAATCGGTGCAAGGATTGTTGTTAAGTTCACAAATTCATGCGAGAACATCAGCAACGGGGTTGAGATTACCATTGACAACAATATTGAACATGCTTCACCTATCGTCCTCGGTGATGGTACTAATGTGATGGAACACCTGGTTGCCGGTGTGTATGATATGGTGTATGATGGTGCGAACTGGGTTATCCTCAGCGGTTGTGGAAGCAAAACTTATTGGGAGGAATGATGCAGAGGATAGCAACACATAATAGCGGTACGGGGGAGGTGAGCAAGAACCTCCTCCGCATGATTGTTGTTCCGTTCGCAAGGTGTCAGCGTAAGTCGGTCATTGAGCAATACCAGGCTGGGGCATCGTACTTTGATTTCCGCATTCGTAATAGTGGCGATGCGTGGGTATTCGCTCATGGATTGTGGGAGAGCAAGGTGAACCCATTCGTGGTGATGCAGACCCTTGATGGACTATGTGCCAAGGATGGGCGCGAGGTTTACATATCGTTTACCTACGAGGGATATCTGCGTGGCGAGTTGGAGCGAAAGGAGTTCTGCGACATGATAGACAACAACCTGGCGTTCTGTCAGCATATCCGTCCGGTATATATACAGATACGGAAGCCATCGTGGGAGACCTTGCATCTATGGGAGAGCATTGTGATGAGTCACCGCTTTTGGGAGATTAATGCACAGACCGCTCGTTTCCTCCTCCCTATCCCCTATCTATGGCATGTCTTGAAGAAGAAGTTCGGCAAGCCCGATGATGATGTGGATGAGGAGGACAGATGGGGACGCAAGGTGTTTGCCTTTGTGGATTTCCTATGACGATATTTCTGCCCTATCCTATATGACGGAAAAGTGATATATTTGCAATAAACGATAATTGAGACATGAAGAATTTCAAGCATTACAATAGTCTTTCGGAATATCAGAATGCCATCCAGAAGGAGCGACCTATGATAGCCGACATGCCAGACGGAGCAGGAACACTTGCCGTATTCCGTCCAAGTGGCACAGACAAGGAGTACATACTGAGCAAAGGTGCTGGTCCGTTCCGTGCTGGAATGAGCGTGGTAGGTGGTCAGAGCATCATCGGGTATGGTAATAGTTAAACACGAAAAAACTTAGAATAAAAACATGAGAAGAATTGTAAATGGTCAGACGCTCAGCGCTGACGACTTCAATCAGATCATCGACGGATGTGAGTCGATGGTATCTACCGTTCAGCAGGCAACTGCCAGTGCGCAACGTGCTGAACAGGCTGCATCTGTGGTAAACAATGCCGTACAGAACCTTCCAGACGGACAGGCAGTATCAGCACAAGTTGCCGAGAACACGGCATCAATAAACGCGCTTGGTATAAAAACAGAATCAATTACAACATCCACATCTGAATGCGGGAACGAGATAGTGTTTACTACCGATAACAACGAAGAGGTCGTAAAAATTACCGACGAAGGAGTCTCGGTCTCTTCGCTAAAGATTAACGGCGAGAACATTTTGAACAAAATATCAGTTCTTGACAAGATATCTGAGCAAGGCTCAAGCAGCAATAATGAACTCGCAATTACTACTGACGATGGAGAAGAAATCTTTGTAGTTAACAGTGAGGGAGTTAAGGTAAAGAAGTTATCATACATAGGCAGTGGGTATTCAAACCTTGGCTCATTCCACACACTGGTAAGAAAGCCAATGACTTTCGCTGGAAAGAGCGCGGTGTTCCTAGGTGATAGCATAACTTATGGGTATGTAGATTCAACCACGGATGTACATACAAGCGGAGGAAGTTACCCTTCAATCGTTTCGGCAGCACTGGGAATGACACCGACAAACCTTGGCCAAAACGGGGCAACAATTGCAAGCGTTTCGGGTTTAAGTCAAATAATTTAGCAGGCACAAAATGCGAGCAAATCTGCTGACTTCCTGTTTGTCGCAGCAGGAGTAAACGATTGTCAGAAGGGTGTATCGTTATCGACATTCAGAACCGCACTAGAGAGTTTGGTAAACTACATAAACCAAAATTTTAAGCAGTCTACGAATGTTATATTCATCACTCCTATTAACGAGGATTACTATAATAATTCTGAAAGAATTGAGCCTCTTCAAAAGTATAGAGACATAATATCTAAGGTCGTTATTTTGAATGATACATATCAGCGATTTTCGCTGATTCAAGGCGGAGATTTTGTGTTCCCCACAGTTGGCGGTGACGAGGAGTTATTTTCGGAATTGTTTGCCGATAGATTGCATCCGTCCGTAAAGGGATATAGGGTTTATTCGGCAGAGTTACTAAATTTACTGAATTAAATAAAAATATAATATTATGAAACTTATATTAAGAAGTTCATCCATAAAGTTTGAAAAAAGTGTTGAAACAACTTGTCTTTTTGGCCTCTTTACTGATGATCCAACAGGGTCAAAGTTTGTGTCAGAAATATCAATGGCATATATGCCTTCGGGATTGTACACATCTGACCTATCTGGGAAAACAGTGTACGGCCTAAAGGTTCGTATTTCAGATTATGATGAATCTATTTCTGTTAGGAAGTTCAATGTGACGAGTCCTCAAACCACATCACTTGTAAAGACCTTTTCGTGTCCAAAAAGCGGAAGTGACAAAGTCGTTATGGACTTAATGTTTGATACACCTATAACTCTTGCGGAAAACGAAGCATTTATTATTGACGCAGAATCAAATAAGATAAGTGCGCTTACGGGGCAAGATGCAAAATACAAGGGCTGGTATTTAGTTGGTAAAGAAGGCGCAACATGTGCAGATGGATTTATGATTGCAATGGATTATATCGTTAGCCAATAACAAACTATTAAAGGCATTATACAATGACAAGTACACCTATTGAAATGACTGAGAACGCATACGGCAAGTGGGTATATGACTTGACCGTAGATGCGAGTAAGATATGTATAGCCGCCAACCTACCCAAGGTTGGCGTGCTGAGCGCGTACATCCTTGACACAAATCTTCCAAAGCCAGCCTTCATCGACTGCGAGGAAGGCACTACCCCTAACCTGTGGGTCAATGCCATCGTGGGAATGAAAATAAAACTGGTGTGTGATGTGCAGCCAGACAAGTTGGTAATAATTAAGTAGAGGAGGAAGGAAGCATGAAGGAAATAGGATTCAAAGGCGGCGGCGGTAAGAAGAAATAATTATGGTAGATTTTAATAAGCGGGTCAAAAACAGCGATAAGTTTAGACCCGCAGCCATGTTCTTTGAAAAACATGGTTGCTATACCTTAGCTCCCAGAGGTACTACTGATTATATACAATATTGGGAGCAAGAAACACAACGGTGTTTAAATGGTTATGTAGCCGACGATGGAGATGAAATCACAGGTTATCACTATTTTTACTTAAATTATTCACCTATCATGAAACTTGATGAGGTGGAATATACAGATAAACATGGTAATAGAAGAACTAGGCGAGAACGTATATTGGGTTTCCCTAGATTCTATGATTACGATTATTACTATTTTAATGCAATAGAAGATGCAGAAAACCAAGGAAAACACGTGTCAGTACTCAAAGCCAGACAGAAGGGGTATTCTTTTAAAGGCGCCTCTATGTTGGTTAGGAATTACGAACTTATCCCAGGCTCCAAGAACTTTGCAGTAGCATCAGAATAGAAATTCTTAGTAGGAGATGGGCTTCTTACAAAAGCTTGGCAGATCATGGACTTCTGTGATAAGCACACAGCTTGGGCAAAACAAAGATTGACATCTACTCGTATGGAGCGAGTATCTGGATTTAAAGTAACTGACGAGTTTGGTAAATCTACTGAGCAAGGTTATTTATCTAGTATTACTGGAGTCACTTTAAAGAATGATCCTGAGCGTATTCGTGGTACTCGTGGTAGATTAGTACTATGGGAGGAAGGTGGTAAATTCCCAAATTTACTTACAGCATGGCGTGTAGAACAACCAGCTGTTGAAACTGACGATGGTGTAGCTTTCGGTTTAATGATCGCATTTGGTACCGGTGGTACAGAGGGTGGATCATTTGATGGACTTAAAGATCTATTCTATAAGCCTGATGCTTATAACGTATTAGGATTCCCAAACATATGGGACGACAATGCAGAATCTACTAAATGTGGGTTCTTTGTTCCTTCTTGGGCTAATATGGAATCTACTGACGATAATGGCAAGTAGAGATTTATGGATTCTGATGGTAATACTTACAAAGAAAAAGCTGTATAGGAGTTAATAAGCCAACGCAATGTCATTAAAGATGGTGGTGCTACTCAGTAGTCTATAGATAGATTTATATCAGAGCGTCCAATTAAACCACAAGAAGCCGTATTAGAGTTAGGTAAAAATATATTTCCACGTAAGATGCTAATGGATTAGCTTACTCGCATAAGGACTAATAAGAAACTATAGAGTATGAAACATATAGTAGATCTTACATGGGATAATGGTAAAGTAACTGCTCATGAGAAAAAGAGTGGTGATATTACTTCATTTCATTTAAAAAAGGATGATAAACCAGATGGATCAGTAGTAATATGGGAATATCCTGTAAACGATCCACCATTTGGATTGTATATAGGTGGATGTGACCCATATGATCACGATGAGAGTTTTACTAATTCGTTAGGTTCTACCTTTATATATAAACGTGTGCGCGCGGGGGAAGCCTGGAACGATGTAATAGTTGCTGAATATTCAGGTCGTCCTGCTACAGCAGAAGAGTACTATGAGAATGTTAGAAAACTATTAGTATTTTATAACGCAAGATTGTTGTTTGAGAATGAACGTAAAGGTATATACCCATATTTTACCAATAAACACTGCGATTATTTACTGGCAGATCAGCCAGACAAGATTATTACGGAAGTCTTTAAAGACAGTAAGGTACAGCGCCGTAAAGGCTGTCATATGACTAAATAGATTAGGGCATACGGAGAAGGATTGATTCTCGAATGGCTTATGGAAGAATATGAAGAAGGCCATCCTAATCTAGAACGAATATATAGCGAGGCACTAATAGAAGAGCTAATAGAGAACGATGGAGTAAAGAATGTCGATAGGTTAATAGCTTTATGCATGGTTATGATATATAGAGAAGAACTTTATTAGGTTAAAATCGCTAAAAGTAAAGAATAGAATAAATAGGTTGAACTCTTTGAGATGCCACTGTTTGGTTCCACATGGTGGGATAGCAATGAGGGAACATAGAGTGACATACCAACATTTACATTTTAAAGATGGTTAGAGTAGAAGATAATTTATACAACGCATCATTTCCTCAACAGAAACTATCACTCAAGAAGAAAGACGAGAAGTGGCAACATGACTGTGTAAACTTCATCATCGGTGAGGGTAATGTGGTATCTGGAGGTTATAATAGAACCAAAATTGGAGAGCTATAGACCTATTATAATTTGTATAATAGTATATTTGATGAAAAAGATTTTAAACGTATTACTAATCCGTTTAAAGTCGAAGATGGTTTCCCTGCATCACCTCAAGATTTTAATATAATTAGACCAAAGGTTGATCTACTTATAGGTGAGGAAACCAAGAGACCTTTTAATTTTAGAGTGGTTAGAACGTCTCAAGAAGCTGTTTCTGAATTACAAGAAACAGAAAAGCAGATGTTGATGAATTATATAATGGCATCAATTACTGCTAGAATGAGTCCTGAAGAACAACAGCAATTTCAAGAACAGCTTGCCAACGGTGAAGTGATGCCACCAGCAGAGATTGCTAAATATATGGACAAAGACTACAAGGACGTAGTAGAAAATACAGCATATCATACGATAGTATACTTAAGAGAGAAACTAAATCTAGACAACGAGTTCATTAAGGGTTGGAAAGACGCTCTTATTGGAGGTAAAGAGGTATATTATGTTGGCGTACAGAATAGTGAACCTTATTTGGAAAGAGTAAATCCAATGTGGTTCTCTCATGATACTAGTCCTGATTTAGAGTTCATTGAAGACGGTGCATGGTGTTGCCGTAAGATGAAAATGCCATTCACTGAAATATATGATAGATACTATGACAAGCTTACTGAAAAAGATTTAGATAAGCTTGAAGAAATGATGACCGGTAGGCCTGCAAACGATTATGGTGAAAAAGATAGAGTTGATAATTTCAACCATATTAATTTTCACATATACGACAATCCTCAGTATGAAGGAAGATCTAGATATTGTATAAATGTATGGCATTGCTGTTGGAAATCATTTAAGAAAATCTATTATGTTACTACTGTTGATGAATATGGTCAACCTTAGATTGACATAATGGACGAAACTTATAAGAAAACCGGTGAAGAGTTTTCTGTAGAACCAGATTGGGTAATTGAAGTATGGGAAGGGTATAGAGCCGGTTCTGATTTATACTTTGGTATACAACCATTGGAGTATCAGCATGTATCTATAGATAATCCTAACTCTCAAAAACTTCCTTATACAGGAGCTATTTATAGTAATACTAACAGCAAACCCAGATCTTTAGTTAGTATTCTAAAACCATTGTAGTACATGTATATAGTACTATGGTATCGTTTGGAATTAGCAATAGCTCGCGACAAAGGTAAAGTTGTAAACATGGATATCACGCAGATTCCAAAATCTATGAATATTACTCCTGATCGATGGATGCATTATTTGTCTTCTGTTGGTGTGAACTTTATCAATCCTTATGAAGAAGGTTGGAATATACCTGGTAGAGAAGGTGGTAAAGCTGCACAGTTCAATCAGATTACAGCATTAGATCTTACTATGAGTAACGTTATCGGTGAATATATTCAGTTAATGGATAAGATAGAAACATTAGCTGGAACTATTACCGGTATTACTGAACAGCGTATGGGTGAAATCAGTACGTCTGAGTTAGTAGGAAACGTAGAAAGATCCGTCGTATAGTCAAGCAACATCACAGAACCATTGTTCTGGGTACATAACCAGTGCAAGCGTAGAGCCTTAAATATGCTACTCAATACAGCTAAGGGCGCTTGGGAAGAGACTGGAAAGAAGAAGTTATCATATGTATTCGATAATGGTGAACGTGCGTTCTTAGACATTGCAGATAAGTTCTATTATGAAGATATGGACGTATTTGTATCAGACACGTCTAAAGATCTTGAGAATATTTAGAAGCTACAACAGTTGATACAACCAGCCATGCAAAATGGTGCTAGCTTGCTTGAAGCAGCAGAGATTCTTACTAATGACAATTTTAATATACTTAAGCAGAAGCTCAAGGATATGCAAACGCGTCAAGAACAAGCTGCACAGCAACAACAAGAAGCAGAAGCTCAGCAAGCTCAGCAATTGCAGCAAATGTAGAATGAGATGCGCGAACAAGAACTTATGCTTGAGGAAGCTAAGATGGATCTTGAACGATATAAGATCGATACTGACAATCAGACTAAGATAGCTGTAGCTGAGATTAGTGCATATCGTGGTACAGAAGAGAAGGATGCTAATAACAACGGTATACCTGATCCTATGGAAATAGCTAAAGATGCTACACAACAGCGTAAGATAGCTTCAGATGCTTATACAAAGAGATACGAAGCTAAACAAAAACGTGAAATCGAGGACCAAAAGATTCAGATTGAGCGCGAGAAAATGAAACACGAATCAGCTCTTCAAAAGCAAAAAGACGATGCTGCACTCGAAAGAGAGAAGATTAAAGCTCGTACTGCACTGAAGAATAAAGTATCAGGAGAGAAATGAAACCACCAAAGAGCACACCGAAATTATCTATAGACGATATAGATAAATCACTGGACATGCGGTACATAAGATCGCTAGAAAATCCAGATTCTGTAGGCTACGATAACAAAAATAAAGTTTGGAGACAGCCTAAATCAAAAAAATTTGATGTAAATCAAATAGGCATGGGTCTTGATGTTAGGGATGCGACAGTAGCTGCGTATTTAGCAAAAAAAGGACGTACTTCTAATCCATATTTGACTGAGCAAGAAGAACGAGAATTAAGAGCGCAAATATATCAACTTAAAAAGGGTGTAGTTGATCGCACATTAAAAAGACACAATGTGAAAACTAATGCTAAAGATTATGCTATAATGATGGGAATGGCTTGGCAAGGTGATCCGATGGGTAAAATAAACACTCCTGGTTCTGTTACAAGACAGGCTGTTCAACCATTAATAGATGCTGGAAAACCAATTGGTCAAGCTGCGTTTAATGCATATTATAGTTATCCAAGTAACGCTACTAGATATTCAGAACGAATTAAGAGTCATAATAATTTTTAGTGGTAATGAGAAAAGATCCAACTGAATTTAGAAAGAGATATAGTAGATGGAAAGCCGGTGAATAGGTGTATGAAGCCGGCTCACCTACTACAGATGACGAATATTACGATTACATGGAAAAGCTTGCTGCTAAAAAAGCTAAGGATTGGGGTTAGAATGAAGACATCACATTAATGTAGATGCTAAACGACAATACTTATGATTATCGTGCGTTTTATTATAACGATAAAGAAGAAGCTTTAAAAATGTTGACAGCTGATCCGGATGCTCATTTTACAGATATTGGAAAAACTGTGTATCATCCTACATTTTCTAACGAATCAATATATAGTGGAAAAGTATCAGAAAGAAACCCAAAAGGAATTGTCGGTGCACAATGGGGAAATGATTCGTATATATTATCTAAAGACCAAATCAATAACGGTTGGGACGTAGAACGTACAAAAAAATATATGAAACGTGCTGGAGACGGATTCATAAAAATAAAGATGCCGACTTATAAAACTGGCAAAGACGATGAAAATGTTGACAACAGTATAGGAATGGATTATATACGGCATCTTGAAAATGCTGATTCCATAGGTTGGAATTCAAAAACAAAAAAATGGACTCCTCCGACTAAACCGGGATTTGATAAAAATAGCATAGGTATAGGATTAGACATACGAAAAGAACATAATCCAGATGTATATAATTTTTTAAAATCGACTGGAAGATTACAAGCTCCATATCTTACCGAAGCTGAAGAGCGTAAATTTAGAGAAAAAGCTTATAAAGAAAAACGCGCTATAGTAGATAGATTTTATAAAAATACTGGAATAACTCCAAACGAAAAAGATGCAGCAATCTTAACAGGAATGGCATATCAAGGACACCCCATGATGATGTTAAATAAAGAAGGTTCTATTACAAGAAGCGCTGTACAAAAAGATATAAATCAAAAAAAAGAATATAGGAGAAAAGGCGTTTGAATTTTATTATACATACGGCACAAATAAAACAACATACGCTGATCGATATAATAAACACAACTCATACAAATGGCCTACATTTAAAAAATAACGCTACAATAAGCGTAAATTATTGTAAAACAATTAATATTTAATATTAAATATGAGAAAGAAAACTGCAATTCCATCTGCATTTGAGAATGTACTTGGTGATCTCGGTTATAGTAACACTATGAGTTCTGCTGAGACTACTAATATGGATACATTGGAATCTACTGTAGATGTGGAAACGAACATTGTGAATGATGAACCAGATCCTAAGGATACTGAGGTAAATGATGTTAAGAATACCACTACTGTTAATAATGACGACAATAGTGAGATTCCTGATGAAGTATTAAACTAGATGAATAATAACTCTGACCAAAGTCTTGGAGATGACAACAATGACAACAATGAGCCTACACATGATGATGTAACAGAGGCTCAGCAAGTTGGTGCATTGTTTGACGCTGTTGTTGAATCCTTTGGTTGGAACATTGACGATATCGATGAAGAGTCAAGACCTGTAGATGTAGATGGTCTTACTAATTACATTCGTGAGATTGTAAATCAGAATTCGCAACCTGAATATGCTGATGAGCGTATACAACAGCTCGACGAGTATGTAAAGAACGGTGGTAATTTTGAGGATTTCTATGCTGCACAACAGCAGGCAATCAATTACGATAACATCGATCTCGGAGATGAAAATAATCAACGAACAGTTATACGTGACCTCCTTCGTGCCAATGGTTACACTGATCAGCAGATCAACAATAAGCTTGATCGCTATGAGAGTGCGGATATGTTGGAAGAAGAGGCAGAGGATGCTTTAAGTCGTCTTAAGGTAATCAAACAGTAGGAAGCTGCTGAGCTTCAGCAACAGCAGGAAGCTGCTCGCGCACAGCAAGAGGAACAGAATAGAGCATTCTTCACAGATGTAACTACACAGATTAACAACCTTAGCAGTATTAGAGGTGTTGCGGTTCCAAAGGAGGATCGCAGAGCTTTGCTTGATTATATATTCAAGACAGATGCTAATGGTGTATCACAGTATCAGAAAGACTTCAATAAGAATCTTTCTAAGAACTTGATTGAATCTGCGTACTTTACTATGCGAGCTGATTCCTTTGTAAATGAGGCAAAGAAGGCAGGACAAACTACAGCTGCTCAAAAACTTAGACAGATGTTAAGGCATTCTAGTAAGAATCATACTAGTTATAATGCCGATGAAGAAAAGCAACGTCCAGCATGGGAGATCGCGTCAAAGTTCCTATGATGGCACATTTTAAATTAATCAAAATATAATATGAATACACTTTTGAATAATCTTCAGCTTTATCGTGGCAAGCGTTTTGCAGATTTGGTTGATGAGAATATGATTTCTAATGCATTGCTGACCAAACCTCATGAAGTATCTGGTCTGTTGTCTCTGGTATTTGGTACTAAGGACGATGGTGTTTCTACCGCAATTGATATGATTACTGGTGGTCTTGGTAAGACCATGATTATTGAGAACCGTGAGTATGAGTGGTCTGTAATGGTAGACGCTGATCATGCTGTTAATATCCGTTGGGCAAAGGCAGATGGTGCAGCTGTTACTTCACAGACAATGGCTGGTTTGAACGGTGCTCCTATTTACATTGCTCTTGAGGAGCGTTGGTTCGGTCCTGGCGCAATTCTCGCACTTGATAACATTAACTATCAGGTACGTATTAGCGGTATGCCCTATCAGGATGGTAACTCATGGGTTTATGAGTGCTATGTAGCTGAGGGTTTTGCTAATTCTTATATTCCCGGTGAGCTTCTTCTTCCTGGTCGTCAGGTAGATCGTATCGGTTCAGCATACGAGGAGTACAGTGATGAGGCAGATATCATCAACTATCAGACTCCATTTAAGATGCGTAACAACCTTACTACTCTTCGTCTGAGCTATGATATCACTGGTGATGCTTATAGCACTGTATTGGCTATCGCTTTGACCGATCCCGAGACTGGTAAGAAGTCTTATTTGTGGTCAGATTATCAGTACTGGTTGGCTCTTCGTGAGTGGAAGAAGCGTGAGGAGAAGTTCCTGTTGTTCTCTAAGAGCAACCGTAACCCCGATGGTACTTATGCATTGAAGGGTACCAATGGTCGTCCTGTAGCTATTTCTGCTGGTTTGTTTGAGCAGATTTCTCCCGCTAACGTACGTTATTATACTCAGTTGACTGCAGAGCTCCTTGAGGATTATCTGTTCGATCTGTGCTATAACCTGCTTGGTACTAACGAGCGTAAGTTTATGGCACTTACCGGTGAGATGGGTATCCGTGAGTTCGATCGTATCCTGAAGGATAAGGTTGCTGGTTTCCAGTTGATCGATACCAAGTTCATCACTGGTTCAGGTCAGGAGTTGACTCTCGGTGGTCAGTTTACTACTTATAAGATGACTAACGGTATTGAGTTGACCGTTAAGCGTTGTGCACTGTTTGACAACATGGAGATGTTCCGTCAGTTGCATCCCGTAACGGGTAAGCCCCTGATGTCTTATACTTTCATGTTTGTTGATCTCGGTCAGCGTGATGGTCAGGCTAACGTAGTTAAGGTTTGCCGTAAGGGTCGTGAGTTCGTACAGTGGACTACTGGTGGTTCTGTAATTCCTAGTGGTTATGGTAACAGCATCAACACTCTGCGTTCTAATAGCCGTGATGGTTATCAGGTACACTTCCTTGGTGAGGAGGGTATTATGTTGCGTAATCCCCTGAGCTGTGGTATTCTGTACTGCGATGCTGAGGACGTTAACTCACCTGAGGCTTAATATTAAATAAAACATTTACAATGATCGAGTTAGGGGAATCAATCCCCTAATGGCGACATTGCAACATACTAATTGAATAATTATGGTAGTTGAATTAAAGATTAAAAAGAAAAATCCCTGGGCTGGTTTGATTAAGTACAAGTCGTGCTTTGATTATATTGCACCTTATTATACCAGATCTGGGTCGATATATACAGGTCTTACACCTGAGGATGAAAAATATTTTGAAAAGACTCTCGGATTTGCTGAGGGTACTCTCGCTAAAAGTAGCGATTACTGGAACACATTCTGTGTAAAGATTGGTTCTAGAACTGTTTTGTTGGATGATGCCATCCCTCGACAGGCTATGATGATTAAGTTCCTTAGCGGTCATAAACGTGTTGCTACATCATTGGATAAAATGGATGCCGGCAAGGATTATTTGTTGATCAATCGTGAGGCTGAAGCCATTCAGGCTAACAAGATCAATAAAGTACGCCGTGAGGCACTTAAGGAGTTTGATAAGTTGAGTCTTGACCAAATGCGCAAGTGTTTGCGTTTGTTTGGTATCAAGTCAGATACTATGTCAAATGAACTTGTTGAGTCTACATTGTTCTCTATGATCGATAAAGACCCAAATAAGTTCTTTACTAAATGGGTTGATAATAAGCAAAAGGATACAGAGTTTATTCTTGAAACTGCTATTGCTAAGGGTATTATTCGTAAAGATCGTACTCAGTATTACTATGGTAGTGAGATGTTTGCTGATTCTTTGCTGGAGGCTGTAAATTATCTGGATTCAAAGAAGAACCAGGATCTTAAGCTTTCTATTATCAACCAGATTGAGAATAAGTAATATTAAAATATGTGACGTATGACGCATGCTGATATTTACACAAAATTTATGATTGAATATGACAAGGCAAGTATTACTTCGTCATATCCGTCGCTTACAAAATACGAAATAGCAACGCTTTTAAATAAAGCGTATCTCACACTTATTGCACAAAAAGTGACTGGTAATAATTCCAGAAAGGCAGGATTTGAATCTGATATAAAAAGTATAGAAGATTTAAAACAATTGATTTGTAGAAGAACTGTTGAGCCAAAGGATCCACAACCTTCAGGAATCGTTGATAATGAATGCGTATTTGATTCAAGAAAATCAATTACTTTAGGAGAAGGATAGTCAGCAACTACTACTAAAATAAACGATATATTATATATAATAGATTTTAATGTTTTAGATAGTACCAATTAGTACGAAACTCAACTAATAAATCACGCATACGCTAAAAAATTTAGAAAGACTGCTAATAATGATCCGTGGATACAATATCCAGTATATTATTTAGAAAACACAGACATACACGTTTTACATAATTCAGATATAACAATAACCGGAGCTAATTTGATGTATATTAAAAATCCAACTGAATTTACTGATACCTTTTCTGCGTAGACTAAATTCGAATTAACGAACACCGTAGCAGAAGAGTTGATAAATCTGGCTATACTTTTTGCAACGGAAATTACTGAATCTCCAAGATTACAAACTAAATCTTCAATATTGCCTCTTGAATCATGACAACAGAACAAACTAAACAATTAGGTATTGAATTCGAGAGAAGAATTCAATTAATGTATCCTCAAGCTGAAATCTTAGATAAGATCAATACGGATACTATTTATTCTATACTTAGTGAATATCAAATTAAGTATGTAAAGTAGATATTGTTGAATAAGGATAAAGTAGAGAAGGGCAGCGATGCTGCTACAAGAGTAAATGAAATTCATAATCTATTACTGTCTACACAAGATTTAACAAAAAATGCAGACGGTTCTTATGGAAAGCCTACTGATTTCTTTATGTATATTGATTCATTTAGTGTAATTAAAACATCGTATAAAGGAACTGAATAGGTTGATGTTAGAAACGAATATATGCAAGCAAACGATGCGTTTGATGTATTTGGTAAAGCGTACAATAAAGGATTTGTATTAAGAAATCCTATAATAACAGAAACACCTACTGCATTTGTAATGTTTACTGATCAGTATACTACTGTAGATTTAGTTAATGTACATTATTATAAAACAGTTAAACCGTTTAATATAATAAATAGTTCAGATACTGGAAATGTACTTAATTATTGTTAGTTACCATATTCCTGTTTTGATGAACTAATAGATGGTGCGATATAGTTATTTATATATAATTACAAGTACGGTTTGACGTTATCTGCAGCAGATAGAGGAGACAAAGCAATACAGCGTGGATTGAGAAAACTAACTAAAGATGATAAGGAGGCTGAATCATGAGATATATAGATATTTTGATTGCATTTGAAACAGAAATAAATGTAATAAACACTATTACAGACAAGCCTAAAACCGATGATTCTTTGTATTGGTTAAATCAAGCTGTTTCTAAATTTGTAAAACTTAGATTTAATGGAGATTAGGTTCACAAAACCGGATTTGAATAGACCGAAAAACGTAGAACCGATATATAGAATCTCATAACTACAAAAATTTACGATATACCAAGTGTATAGATTTCTACTAATTATAACACATACAGTTTTAATTACCCTGAAGGTTTTCTGTATGAATTAAACGAAGAAGTAGAAATCAAATGTGCATTGTATGAAGGTAATACCAAATTGACGCAGCACGTTAACGATAATTATTATACGATGAATACGTGCACCTTCGAATGCACTAGAGATAACTACATGTATAGAATTAATAACAGCCTTACTGATTTCCATTATAGGTATCATAGAGCAAGGCCTATTAGAATTCGTACAAAAAACGGGATTGATCTACTTACTGATGGTAAATATGATATATCTAGGTATGAGTTAACTTATATAAAAACTCCAACTGAAATAACGCTAGATAGTCCGACAGCAGAGTACACGGACTTCAATGATAGTGTAATGTATGAGATTGTTAAAATGGCAGCTCAAATGTATTTAGAAAACAAAAAGAGCGAACGTTATTAGACAATCTCTAATGAAGTACTCACACAAGAATAATTTTAACGTGGAAACCCCAGGTCCTTAGGTGGGCCCTTGAACTTAGGGGGAGTAGAAAAAATTTAAATAATTATGATTACATATGTAAATACTGTACTCGTTGGTAAGGGTGCAGGTGTTTGTAGCACTAATGCTACTTCTAGTGATACTGGTAAGTACATCGTAGTAGATAACGACGGTACAGTTCTTACTGCAGCTACTGCTGCTAATGCTGAGGCAATTAAGGTTGGTATTGTTACTGACCAGAAACCAGTAATAGGTCCAAACGGAAATCAGATGCCTATCATTAAGTGGTCTAATGTTATCAAGAAGGCTAATATTAAGTCATATCATTATACTGCATACGCAGCTGAGACTGAGGATGCTGTAACTTTCAATTTTGCTACTGCTGTATCGGCAGCCGCTACTAAAAACATTCGCGTAGTTGTACGTCTTACTTTCTTTGACATGCCTACTCGTTATCGTAAGTGGACTGAGAGCTATGAGGTAGCTGTTGCAGCTGGTTCTACTGCTAATGATATCGTAGATGCTTTTGTAACCTCTATCAATGTAAAGAACGCTAAGCGTGCTCGTGTAACAGCTTCTAACTCTAGCAATACTCTTGTTGTTACAGCTATGCCTTATGAAGATGACAATGCTGTTGATACTATTAGCCCAGCAGCTAAGATTCGTTTTACCGGTAGCGCTTGGTATACAATGCCAGAAGCTGCAGGTTTTGCATCAAAGAATAAGTATAATGCAGCTACTGTAACTAAGACAGATGGTGTAAGTTCAGATACATATTGGAAGCGTGTACGTGATGCTGAGTCTAACGCACTTGGTTATACTGGTATTATCAATCGTGGTCAGGGTACTTGGCCCATCATTAAGCCTAAGTTTAATGTAGACGAGAATGCTAAGTATGACGCTTTGACTATTGAGTTTGAGAACATGTATCGTGCTGCTGATGACATTCAGCGTCATACAAAGCAGTGCTTGCAGGTATTTGAGAAGCTTGGCGCAAGCGACGCTACTCAGATTACCGCTCTCAAGAATATCATTGAGGCATTTGTTGCTGGTGTAGATACTTCCGAGGCCGACGCTACTGCAGATCAGTTGGAGGAGGGCGCTACTGTCGTATAGGATTAATAATACAATAAGACACAACAGTGGGGAGCAATCTCCACTTTTTGTGTTTATGTTCAATAATTTAAACATATAAATATGGATACTGCACAGACAAACACCATAGCAACTTGCGGTAATCCAATGTACAATGTATTACCAGTTAATACTGCCAATTCCGCATCTATTGTAATACCACAGCCTTAGTTTGACAATAAAACTACTTTAACAAACGATGCTACATAGACATATGTTCCATCTGAAGAATCTGTTAATGTTTGTGGTATACCATCATACGGTTCACAACCTGCAAATATTGGATGTGACTGTAAAGATGTTACATATCCTGAACACCATGTAGTAAATACCGATAGAGTATATGATAAACAACTTAATGCTTGGCAATCTGAAATAAACGAAAAGTTAAATAAGAAAGGTTAGGATGGTGATAATGCGATAAGTATAAGTGTCATTTCTAACAAAGGATTAATTATGGTAGGTGGAGAAGATAATACTACACTTACTGCTCAAGTATTTGACGGTATTTAGGATATAACAAAAAAGATACCAAACGGATATATAAGTTGGAGCAGAATAAGTTCTGTAGAAGGTATTAAAACGCAATCTGATTAGATTTTTGATTTAAATAACAGAGGAGTTGGTGCTTCTATAATCGTACCAACTAGTAGTATTATTAAAAAGGTATAGTATTATTGTACGTTTGATTTAGATTCATATTATAAAAATATTTAAAATTATGCAAAACACAGCTAAAGGTCAAATTACTCTAGTTAGTATTTCTGATGGATCTACCGCTCTTTTCTATATCGAAGAAAGTGGCTCTACGCAATAGATACACAATACTACAGCTGATACTTGGTATCCAAATTATACCGAATCAGGAAATAGTTTAAAACTTACTCCACATCTTACTATAAACGGAACTGTACCAAGTAGTATTAAATATTATTGGTATGACTCCACAACTGGTACAGATGTGCTAATTGGTGATAGTTTTACACCAGGAGATTCAGTTTCTGATAATAGCGATACGTTGGGAACACTTACAGTAAATACAAATCTAACCACGACACTATAGAGATTTTTAAAATGCAAGGCTACGTTTAACGATCCAGCTACCGGAATTCTTTCTACTGCGTACGAAACGGTTGTATTACAAAGAACCGATACTGCAGGAAGTGCAGTAAACGTATTGCTTAATTGTACAACACCGAATGCAGTAAATAGTGGAATATCCGGCATTGAAGTTTCTGGATCTACGTCTTCTATCGATAAAGAAACCGATCACGTGTTTTTAGAAGCAACAACGTTGTCAGGAACAAGCGTATATACAAACGGTACTCCAAGTACAGGCCAAACTAAAGGCGCTATACGTTATACCTGGAGTTATTATAATTTTCATCTAAACACATTTAGTGCATTTGGAACAGGTGGTGCAGAAAGTTAGTCTGGTGTATTAAATTCAGATGCAACATCTTACAACGGAATCACTTATTATAAAAGAAATCCAAATGAGGGTGTTTCCGGTGCATCTAATGAAAATTATTCATTTATGGTAGGTACTGAATCCGATTGGACGGTCATGATATAGAATAATACAATGTACTTAAAAGCGAATGCGATAGACGTAAATGAAAGTATTCGTTGTACTGCATACTTATATTAGGTAAATCAAGACGGTACCGAAAAAAGTACATATCTTGGTGAAGATTCTGATATACAAGCAGTGTTTGATATAACAGACGATTACCAACTTGATATAAACGCATCTACTACAACTTTGTCATCTGCTGTTCAAAGTTCAATACTTAAAGCAACAATTACTCACAATAACAAAGAGTTGACATCCGGATCTTATGAAAATATATTATTTGATTGGGACGCATATTAGTACGATACTTCTTCAGGAACTCCATCTTATGTAATGTGGCCAGAATATACTTTAAAAGATGGCACGTTTACAAAAATTACTTCTGGCACTCCTGAAAACGGAACGGGCTATTGGTTATCTGGAAGTACTCTTGTTGGTGGAGATCAAGTTCCACAAAATACAGCAGGTCTTTCTTTTGAAATAACAGGAGGTAAAGGTAAAAATACTATTACTGTACATAGAGATCAAGTTGGTGTAAATTCTAGAGTAGAAGTGGTGGCTTATCTAACTGGTAGCGTTACAGTAGATTAATTGATTTTATAAATTTAAAATCGTATAGTTATGCAAAAATCTGCAAAAGGCTAGATTACTTTAATGAATATACCAGAGACCGTAACATACACGTTGCGGCCTTCGGTATCTTCTATTACAGTAAAAACTGACGGAACATTGAGTGAAACTGGAGCAGTTTCATGCAATGGTTATAAATGCACATCATCCGGTGCATTAATTGAAATAAGTGAACGATACAGCATATCGTATTGTTATTATCGTACAACTGGTACTAACACTTGGTATTATGGACTTCCATCTACGCCTCTTACGTTATCAAAATTATCAACTCCGTATGATTATACTAAAATAAAGTTTAGGCTGTATGTATAGTCAGTATCAGCAGACCCTGTTGCCGAAGCAGAAATTGCAGTATTCGACAGTAGATTTATAGATACTAAATTTCAAATATGGGTTGGTACTGCTGAAACACCTAGTGCTACAGTAGATCCAGAAAAAACATGGATTGAAGAAAACACTAGAAACGAACACATTGGAGATTATTATATATCTCCAAGTATGAGATATTACGTATATAAATACGACACGACTCACAATCCACAATATTACTGGAATGAGGTTACTGATGACACTTTAAAAAACATACTCGATAGAACCACTGAAAAAACTCAAGGCTTTTTTATAACAAAAACTGGAAATGACGCAGAAGCAGACTTTAAAAAGTATTTTGAAGAACTAGGTAGAAGATATTATACAGGCAGTCTTGCTTGGTATGGAACAAATCCAAATGATCCTACTACGTCTATTATGTATGTTGCGTGGAAAGATGAAATAGACGATTAGGTTAAATTTTCAGATTGGAAAAAAGGATCTTATCTAGAAGATAAATTTAAAGAAGCTGGAATAGAAATAACAGATAAACTTTCTATAAATGTAGTAGCAGATACAATACGTTTTTATAATACTGAAACTGCGTTGAAAAACGATATAGGAAAAGTATCTGATTTGAGATCTGGAACAATGTTATTGTCTATGGGCACAGATTCCGACGGAAATGCATACCCCAGAATAAATACGTCTTTAATAGAATTCAACAATGATGTAATAATAAACGGAGATGCTAAGATACGTGGATGGTACATAGAAGATGGAATGCTATATCATCCAAATGCAACATATCAAGAAGGTGGAGATCCAATGATTGGTGGAGGATATAGACCCATTGTTGAAACACAAGTAAGCGGAATAGGTTTGTCTACTTTGAAAAACAAATATGCGTTTTGGGCTGGTGATCATGTGTATGAGACAGGTGTAACATATCATGGTACTACTGCTAATGTGTCTCCATATCCATTCAGTGTTACACACGATGGAAAATTAACAGCCAATAATGCAATTATTACTGGAAATATAACAGCTAACAGTCTGACACTTGGTACAAATGTTACAATATCTGCATCTAATATAGATGGGATAGATACAGTAATAAATGACTATATGTCAACTATGGGATGGACAAATGAAAATAGTCCAGTTATAGTAAAAGATAGTTTTTCAACATCATATACATTATATAACAATTAGAATGAAATTTTAGGTATATATGAATCGTTGCCTACATTAATATCATCTGACGTTTCCTACTACAAAGAAACGGTTACAATAGACGATAAACAGATAAGCGAAACAATCATGTATCCAAATGGAAAATTGGTTCTAACAAATGTAGGACTTGGAGTAAATGCAGAAGGGTCATCTAATACATCGGATACTTATTTTGAAGTATCTACCAACGGGTTGTTAAGAGCAAACAATGCGATAATAAATGGTACAGTGTACGCCAATGCCGGTAAAATAGGCGGTTGGGATATTTCAGATGGAGGCATACAGGCTATTTCAACTAAAGCGAACAGTGCTTATGATAAAGCAGACAATGCTTCTTCAAAAATAACTACGGTAGAGTCTTTAGTAAATTCACGTATTACTAATATCACTCCAAATGGAGTGTATACAGGAGAAGTAAAAGCAGAACAAATTGGTTCACAAACACAAGGCGTTGACGCTGGATTTAATTTATATTCTGCAGATCAAACTACAACAAAAACAATATTAGCACATACTACCAACGATTGGAGATTTACTGTAGGTGAAAATTTTGGAGTAGATAAAAGTGGTATATTATACGCTAAAGATGTAGTATTTGCGCAAAAAACACAACTTGTAGATAATTCTAATACAATGTTAATAAACGAAGATACTAGGTATTTGGTAATATGGATTTCCAAAGGTAATCTTAATCCAAGTTTTATTTCGTTTGATTTTCCAGATTAGAATTTATACGTAGGAAAAACAATAACTATAAAAAAAATACAACCAAGTTCTATTTAGATATAGATGCAAATAAGCGGAAATTCTACATTACACAGTTCTGGTAAATTTTATGTGTCTGTGTTTGATAAAAATAAGCCAACCAAATATGGTACTTCTGACACAATAGAAACAAATGAAACCAATAGTGTAACCTTTACATTAGTGAAAACTACTGATGATTATGACGATTGTGGAAAACCTATGTATTGCTGGATTAGAGTTTAAAGTATTATGAAAAATGCTAAGATATATACAGGGTTAAATAATACAGAAGGTTTATGTACAGTAATGACTGTAGATAAAGATTAGATTGGTAAAGAAACAAATATATTTAACCATCTGTTACAGATAATGAGACTTTCTAATTATCTTTCCAAAGCATCAAACGTAATGTATTGGGATGTAGATAATTGGGACGAAAAAGAATGGGGGTAATTAAAATAATAATATGACAAAACTTGAATTCTTTAACAAAATACTAGATACTACAGCTGAAGTATGCAACGTAAAGGCTGAAGAAATAATGAACGGCAATAGAAAAGAAGATGTATGCGGAGCCAGAAGTATTGTAGTATTCTGGTGTAATGCTGCAGGATTCACTTGTCAATCATTAATGGGATGTATAGGTAAACGAGGAAGCAACTCTATTAAGAGTATACAAGCTCAAATAGAGTACAATTGGAAATATAGATTTGCTTATCACATGTTATTAATAGAAGTCGGTAAACGATTATTAACTTATGCTAATACTTTAGGTGAAGAATTTGATCTCGATGTTGCGCTTAAATCTTTAAGAAAGTCAACAGGAAAGTATTAACAAACTCATAAGAAACCAAAGAACCAGAAATAATAGTATATACGTTAACGTGGTATAAAATCAAATTAACAAATATACTATTATGGAAGGAATGGAAAAAATTTATTGTTGCGATAGAAGCAACGATGCTGCACTGATGTCAGTGTTAGCAAATAACAATAGGGGTATTGAAACAGCTGCATTGATGAATCAGAATAATCAGTGGGCTAACAACCCATTTATGTATTTAATCTGGCTAGCGTTCTTCGGAGGAGGCTTTGGTGGATGGGGTGCTAGAGGCGCCGCAGCTGCTGATGCTACAGCTGAGAATTATAATTCACGTCAGATTGCAGCTTTGCAGGATACAGTAAATACTAATCACAATAATGATCTTGCTATGCAGGCAATAAACGGTAATACTGCCGCTATTGGTGAATTAGCACAGACTATGAATTGTGATTATAATAGCATGCTTGGAGCTGTAAATAGTGTTAAGAGCGCTATTGATTCTGTTGGTGCTTCTGTTGGTTATACTTCAGAATCTATTAAGAATTCAATCTTGATGGGCGATCAGGGTATAATGAATAAGATGAGCGAGTGTTGCTGCGAGAATAAGCTTATGACTACTACACAGGGTTATGAGAATAGAATCGCTACACTTGAACAGACTAATGCTATTCAGGCAGGTCAGGTTGGTATAACTAACGCAATCAATGATGCTCGTACTGCTCTCGCAAATGGAATACAGTAGGGATTTGCATCTACTGCATATGAAACACAGCGTCAGACTTGTGATATTCTGAATAACAACAACGCTAACACACAGAAGATTATCGATACTTTGAATAATCACTGGGTAAATGAGACATCACAAGCTCTGCAGGATGCTAAGTTTGAGATTAGTCAGCTTAGACAAAACCAATATTTAGTAAACAGCCTTGGTGGTAGCTGTCATTGTAATTGCTAATCAATATGATTACGATAACCCCAATATCAACGAACCCTACTACTGAAGGTAGTGAAGAAATGCTGGTTTCGTTGACAGAAGGCTTATGCCAAGCATATAGCACTTCGGCTACAATACAACCTAGTTACGTAGTTAATTTTACTCCAGGTACAGCAACAATAGAACAAGTAACAGTTGGTACTACTACGACATACAATGCTATTGTACCAATTACTGCAAGAGGTTCTATTACTTATCTTCCTAAAGGTAACTGTCCTTGTAATTCAGTAACTAAGTTGTTTGCAGAAACATTCAATGTAGGCTTTACCGGTCTTACAACTGCACCTACTGCATTTACTATAACCACCGAAATGCAGACATCTGGTGCAGCAAACGTTAAGTGCTGTAATAGAGCTTACGGATATAATATTAATACAGCGATATTAATTACCGCTTCTTAATCTCGACTACTATGTATTTTAAAGACTTAAAACCAGGATATTCTGTTTACGTCTTTGACAAGCAAGAAGTCGAAGTTAAACAGAAAAAAGTAATTAGTGTCAGTCTACCTCATTTCGATAATGCTTGTTATAAAGTAGGTACTAACATGGTTGTAGATGTTACAGTTGAGCATAATGGTCATACTAGTACATATACTCTAAAAGAAGATTCAGATACTGGTTATACTGATTCTTTGGTTATAAGTACCGACAAACAGAACATCGTTAGAGAAGTAGAAATGGCAAAAGCTCAATCTGAGGAGATGTTGAATCAGGTTGACGAACATACGAAACGTGTAGATAAATATATATAGATATTAGCTGATTTCAATCCAGCAATAAAAGAAAAGCAAGCAATCGACGAGAGATTCGGAAAGCTTGAATCATCAATCAATGAAATAAAAGATATGTTATCAGGAATTTCAATCCATCACGTATAATCAAAACAGTATATATCAAATATACATATGCTGTAAATAAATTATATTAACTAAATACCGGTATCCATGACACCAATGGGTATCGGTATTTTTTTATTTTAATACTATGGAAATAAAGATAAATAGAATCGCAAAGAAGTCTACTTATACTATTGGTAAACTTTACATTGACGGTAAGTATTTCTGCGATACTCTTGAGGATGCCGATAGAGGATTGACAGATAATATGACAAAGGAAGAAGTAAAGAAGATCAAAGTATACGGTTAGACAGCTATACCTACTGGTACGTACACTGTAGTAGTCGACTATAGTACACGATTTAAGAAACAAATGCCTCATATACTTAATGTAAAAGGATTTGATGGCATTAGAATCCATGCCGGCAATACCGACAAGGATAGTCTTGGATGTGTTTTAGTTGGTAAAAACAAGGTCGTTGGTAAAGTAATAGAAAGCCAATTAACGTACAAAAAACTGTATAGTGAGTTAATTACTGCTCAGAATGCAAAAGAGCAGATTAAACTTACCATTTAGTAAAATGAACATACTTCCTTCCATTCAACACATGTTCAATTCACTAAGCGGTAATACAATCCTAGGTAAGATAGGAATAGCTGCAGGATCCTTATTAACGGCGTATTTTACGCCAATAGTTGGATTGCTTATCACTTGTTTTGCTACCAGTATTATAGACATGTTTTACGGTATGAAAGTAGCTCGCAAGTTTGGAAAGAAGCTCACTAGTAAGAAGAACTGGAAAGGAACTCTGTCCAAGATCAAAGATGAGTTCATATTAATAACACTTGGCCATTTGATTGAATATACTGTACTTGGAGACAATGCGGTATTCGTACTCAGTGGAGGTGCTACTGTAATAATAGCACTTACTGAGTTGTGGTCAATTATTGAAAACTTAAACACTCTAGATCCAGATGGACCTTGGAAACTCTTAGGTAAGTTCTTAACCAAAAAGGGTGAAGATTTAACTGGAATAGACATACAAAAAGAATTAGAAGATGACAACAATGATAATTGTTAATATTCTTCGTAAAATCAATTTTAAGACTATTTGCGGGCTCTTTGCTGGCTTATCTATCGCGTTTGGTACATTTATGTGGAAACAGAATTAGAAGCTGTCATAGAGCCTGGAAATGGCCTAGAATACAATTGAATCTTATGAAGATATAGTAAATGGTACAACAGAAGAGAATAAAACTCTTAAATTAACTGTAGAATAGTTTAAAAATAGCAACGATTCAATAATAAAATAGTTAAATAGCACAATAAAAGAAGATAAAGTGAAAATAACTAATGTCAATGTTGCTGCAACCCAAACATAGAGTATAGACGTTACTGCCGGTAGAGAGGTCGAAGGAGAATCTATTATAGTAAATACACCTAGTAAAACATATAACGATTCTATTAAATTTAATGATCTTACTACTGTATACTATATAATAAGTAAAGACAGTGTAAATATAGCGTTAGATATAAAAAATACTCAGTACCTCTATACTTATAGACACAAAGAATGGAAGAATAAGAAATCATTCTTTAAGAGATTAATAACATTGGACTTTAAAAAGGTATATAAATACGACTATAAGATAAAGAATACAAACGACCTTATAGACATGTCCGATGTAAGAGTAGTTGAATTAAATAATTAATACACATGAGTATGTTTTCACTCGGTACTATCATTGATGACATACTATTGATAGTACGAAACAACAACATTAGCGAAAGCGAAGACTTATCAAGAGCGCAAATAGCTACTTGGATTACTAATTATAGAGCCAGGTTGATTAAATAGAAAATAGATCAAGAAAGTTCTATTTACGATGACGATTATTTCGATGAATCTTTACTTAAAGTTGTAGAACTAGAAATAGAAAATACTGATTTAAAAGACGTTGCTAAACTTACAGTTAGGCAAACTAAAGATAAGATTACTGATTTATACTAGAATGATCGTAATTACATAGTATACGTAACTGATTCTGAGAATTGCCCAATACAGTTTATGCATGGAGTAAGGAGACATTTTCATTATTTCAGAAAGTATACAGTAAGGGAGCTTACTTATGACTACAAGAATGAAAGAATCTTAATACAAGGTAACATCGATTCTAATCAGTTAAAATATATAACTGTAAAATACATTTCAAGCTTCGACGACAGTAAAGCTGAAAGTGAAGATGATATTAAAATACCAGAATGGATGGTACCTGAAATAAAAGATTTGATCTTTAAGAACGAATTAGCTTTCATGATCAAGATGCCAAGCGACGATGATAATAATTCTACGTTAGACGGTATTAAGCCTCATGGACCACAAGATTAGGAAAAGTAAAAAAGCTTATACGTTTCGTGATATGTATCGTAGCGTGCCAATAGAGGTGCCTTACGCTCAATATAAGCGCATATTAGACGAGATGTGTAACATTATAAGAGAAACAATATTTGAGCGCTCAGATGGCTTTAAAATGCCTTTTGGGCTAGGCTTTATTCAAGTTGGTAAGTATAAACCAAAGAGTTATACTTTTAAATCACTATCTGTAGATTATAAGTTGAGCAAAGAGCTCGATAAGAAGATATATCACTTAAATGAACACTCTGATGGTTATAAATATAGATTATACTGGTCTAGAATACCACAGACGTTCCCAGATAGATATAGATACCAATTATCGTTAGTTAGAGCGAATAAACGTCTATTGGCTCAATATATATTTAACAAATACGATTATATAGACATCAATGATATACAATTATATAAAGTGTGAATCAATCATTGCTAAAGTAATGGCTGATTTGAACATGTCTGAAAAGAATGTACGAATAACTGATATTCGAGAATGGATATTCGAAGCAGTTGATAAAATTGGTGCCCCTATGCAATACATATAGAAAGAGTCCGGCTCAGATGGTGAACCTATCCTAAAGATAGAAGATTATCAAGTTCCCATCCCAGTCGGACTTTAGCATTTAGATGCAGTTGCATATGCTAAATCAGCAGAGGGTATTTGGGCTCCTATGAGAACTAGTACAGCATCTTTTAAAAGTAAAACGAAATGCAACTGTAATACTAGCAGTTCTACTTCAAGTAGTTCATCAAGTAGCGGCTCAAGCGACACTACTGAATCTGCAGATACTAGTGCAAGTAGTAATACAACTACAGATACTACAACAAGCAACGAAGTATATAGAAACAACTATACGGTACCTTGTTTACATGGAGACGATCATGATGGATTTTTAGATGTTAAAATTAGATGCCAAGCTGATCTTTATACTATAAATGGTGTAAAGTACATGGAGAAATATAGAAGTACGTAGGTAGAAGATCTTACTTATTTCATTAAACCTGGTTGGATCGTTACAAACCAAAAGACTGGTTATATTAAGCTTGCATACAAAACTATAGCTGTAGATGAAAGAGGATATCCTCTTGTACCAGATTTGTCATCATATCAAGAAGCTGTATATTGGTATGTTGTAATGAAACTTAGTTTCCCTAAATATCTTAGTGGTAGACTTGGTGGTAAAGGAGTTAATTCTTCACAGAACACGTTCTTCTACATACAGCAACAATGGAACTTCTATAGGAATCAAGCATACGCTGAATGTATGATGCCTACTGCTGGTGACATGGAAAGTATTAAAAACGATTGGAATAAGTTATTACCAAAGATCAATGAGGAAGATTCGTTCTTTGAGAATCAAGGTAATGAACAAATAATATATAACGATTACTATTATGGCTACTGATAATAAACAACCTATATAGACGAATACCTTTCTTGAGGGTATGGATACAGATACATCTGACGCTCTTCTTAAGTCGTCTAAATATAGATTGGCTAAGAATGTCAGATTAGTAACAAACACCGATAGTAATACTGGTGAATTACATAAGATAGAAGGCGTATCTACTGCATTAGAGATAGATAATGGTACTATAGTTGCATCTACTTCTGTAAGAGATATAGGTGTATATGTAATTAAAGGAGAAGATTCTTCTAAACCAAAAGAATGGTCTATTTATACTATAAAACAAGATGGTACAAAAAGTAAAATATTTGGACCTTGTTCTGAAGAACTCGGTGAGTATGAATAGGATGTGGACAATAAATTAAGTTTGGTTACTAGATACGAAGCAGAAAATAATATTAAGCTGTATATTGCTGATGGGAAACACAGAATAATGTCGTTTAATATTACTAAGGACAACGGTTCTAATATAGAAGACGTAACTGCACAACCTAAAATAATATTAAACAAACCTACTCACGAACTGTGCGACGGAATACTAAAAGCAGGAGTGTATCAATATAGCTATAGAGTATACAATAAACACGAAAAGACTTCTAATATATCGCCATTGACAGACTTAATTAATATAGGTAAGGATAAAACATTTACTACTATAAATGGTCTGGAATAGGAAAAATAGAGTAATTGTGGAGTAAAATTACATATACCAATAACATCAGATATAAAAAACAGATTCAAAAGATATATTGTATACAGAGTGTGGTATTATCAAAATGGCCAGTTGCCTATTATTTCTATAGTGAACGATAGCAGTATACCAAACACTACTACTGGATTTTATTTTGTAGATAACGGAAAACAAGAATTGTCTGTTATTACTTCTGAAGAATACAATAATATATCAGGAGTAAGCATTAAACCAAAAATTATAGAATCCAAAAATAATTATTTATTTGCTTCAGGTATAGAGTATTGTTCTATATATGATGACGTAGAAATAAGAACTAATTTTTTAAATTGGGACGCTAGATCGTTTAGATATGATGCCAATGGTGAATGTAAAGTATACGATTATTCTACTAATACTGAATCACAAATAGGTCCACAACAAGGCCCTCCATTAGATCACGATTGTTACAATCCGTATAATAACATTAATCAGCAATACGTAAACGACGTTGATTGTATATATGTATATGGATTGAATGGAAAAGCTGGAGGATTTGGAGGATATGGTCCAAATGTGTCTTGGAAATTTATTATAAAAGAAGTAAAAGTAGATAAATGTGGTTTAAACGACTCTGAATTAAATAAACGTTACACACCAAACGGAAACGTTGAATTATTTAAATCATTGCAAAGAGACGAATTGTATAGATACGGTATAATATTGTATGATGAATATGGGAATGCAAGTCCTGTTAAATGGATAGCCGACATTAGAACACCACACGCTAATATAAATAATCCGTATACCGTTAAAACTGAAGAAGAAAATGGGCAAAATCATAGTTACCTGTGTGCTAATGTTTTAGGAATAGAATTCAGTGTTAAAAATTTGCCACAAGAATGTAAAGCATACGAAATAGTAAGATGTAATAGAACAGAGAACGATATCGCTACAATATCACAGGGTGTGTTATCTAAACCTTGGAGAAACAAGGAAGAAGATGATACGATTTATAATCCTACTGGGTTTTTAACTTTGAATAAAGTTGCGTCAACGTCAACAGTTTAGGTTTTATCAGAAGGTAGACGTGCTGATAATATATATAATAAAAATTTATTATAGTTTGTATCTGCTGAATCTACATATATGATGAGTTAGATATACAACAAACTTAATCAAAACGATATTTATTTAGAAGTTGTAAATTATGTAAATCCGTTAAGTAGAGATTTTAAGCATTATATGTTCAATCTTAAATCTGCAAATAATTCTACTTCTGATGTAGGAACGTTTTATGTGGATTCCTGTAACATCGGAAAGATGTTTTACGGTTATAGTGAAACTACTGGAAAATATACAGATGGATACACGACATATGATAATTTTGATGACTGTGTAAAAACGGTATACCAATACGGAAAGCTTTATGATTTTCATAAAGAAGCGTCGTGTCAAAATTATGAAGGAAATACATTATCTACAATTGGATCAGTTGCCGGAAAAAGTGTAAAGATAAATGATGTCGCTAAATCAAATGAATTTAATTGGTCTGATTTATCTACAGACGATTAGTCAGATTTTAAATTTCTAGACAATAGCGTTTCCATAGGAACAAATCAATATACAAATTGGGTTGGTGGCAAATTGGCAAAACGAGGAATTACTACAAAAAATATAAAAAGCAACAATAGTGTAAATAGCGACAACAGTGCATCACAAGTAATGGGACCTGGTGGTCCGTGTTTATTATTTGACATATCTGATTCTACTTTAATAGACGGAACTACTAACAGTTGGTTATTTGACGTAAAAGGATTAAAAACAGACAAGATAGATTCTGTAGATTATTATGTTTCAGATTTAGGTACATATATCTGCAACATAAGGTAGAAAATAACGCCTTATGGAGGATATACGTATAGCGACAGATAGTTAAACACTTATTATGGTAGTGGAAATGTTAAAATAGTAGATCATGAAGCAACTGAAAACACAATATAGGTATATGATGGAGATTGTATATTAAATCCAATGGAGTATGTATCTATGCACAAATATTATGACAACAAAGTTGATCATCCAATAACTACATGTATAGTATACTCAATACCGCTAGAAACTTCTATAAACACGTTATTTACGTACGGTAATGAATTTAGTCACATATACGATGCAAGTGACAGGCGTTTTACCAATCTTCAAATAAATCCCGCAAACGTAAATAATATATATCAACAAACAACACCTTTATATTTATATAATTCTGTTTACAGTGCAATATCTAAAGTAAATCCACACGAAGCTATAACTGATAGTTATATAGAAAACAATTATGAAACAATAGATTATCGTGTATGTTATTCTAAATTGAAAAGCAATAATGAATATGAAGATAGTTGGTTGAAATTTCAATCTGCAAACTATATAGACGTAGATGAAAAGTATGGTCCTATAACAGATTTACGCACATTTAAGAACCAATTAATATTCTGGCAGGAAAACGCTACTGGTATATTATCTGTAAACGAACGATTGATAATACAAGATAAATCTAACTTGCCATTGATACTTGGTACCGGAGGAGTACTTGATAGATATGATTATATTACTACTTCAAACGGTATGAGAGAAAATCAATTTGCAGATGCACAGTCTGATGCAGCTCTATATTGGTGGGATGCAAATAAAAAAGAAATATGCTCTTATATAGGTGGTTAGAGTTGTGTAAAACTATCTAAAGTAAAAAACGTATAGAATTTAATAAATTCGTATAACATAGATAGTTCGCCAAACATAGCGTACGATTTTAAATACAATGAAGTATTGTTTAGTATATTACAGACATATAATGACCAAACCCCGATATGTATTACATTGGTATATAATGAACAAATGCAAGCCTTTACTTCACTGTATGATAGTGCATTTGATTGCAGTATGAAATTTACAGACAAGTTATATTTGGTAAATGG